TCCTGAGTTCTCTTTTGACTATGCCCTTAGAGTTGCCAAAGGAACGTCTACAGAAGCCGGTATTGGGGGAAATACGCCAATCTATTCTGCCTCCTTTGATGTTGTAACAGATCAACAAGATTATGATCTTCAAAGTATTATTTCTTCTTCTGCGAACACAGATACAACTGCTCTTTATTACGATAAAGTCGGGAATAAAAGAGTAACCATTAGAAAAGTTTACTATAAAACCCCTTATGCTCAATGGAGATTCTATAGTTATTACGGCGGTCTTAACACTATTGGCAATATGTCAACTTATGGTCAGTACGCTGACGATTCCCAGTTTGAGATTGTTCCAGTATGGCAAAACAAACTGCAAGCAATGTCTTATGAAGATGCAATCTATACAAGAACTTCTCATTATTCTTTTGAGATTAAGAATAATAGACTAAGAATTTTTCCAACCCCAGAGACACAAAACTTTCCAGAAAAGTTCTGGGTTGAGTTTACAGTTAAAGCAGACCCTTGGACAGAGGATGCAGCAGCAGAAAGTGGACTTTCTGGTGTTAATAATATGAACACTCTTCCTTTCTCTAACCTTCCTTACAATAGCATTAACTCTATTGGTAAACAATGGATTAGAAGATTTGCTCTTGCTATCTCCAAGGAAACACTTGGACAGATTAGAGGAAAGTTTGGAACAATACCTATTCCAGGTAATGACGTTACTCTTAATGCTTCTGATCTTTTATCTCAAGCACAAGCAGAAAAAGAAGCACTTAGAGAAGAACTCAAGACAGTTCTAGATGAACTTACATACGAAAAGTTGAGCGAAAAGCAAAACGCTATTACAACAACTGCCCTAGAAACACTACAAAAGATACCTGTTGGTATTTTCCAAGGATAGGAGGATGATTTGTGCCTAAAGATAAATGGACCCAACCAGATCAGCCTCCTCCTCCGCTTTTTTTAGGAGAAAAAGAGCGAGATCTTGTAAAACAAGTTAATGACGAACTTATTGAGAGAGTTATTGGACAACAAGTTCTTTATTATCCTATAAGCCAAGAGCACACAAACTATCACCCTGTTTATGGCGAGGCAATAAATAAAAACTTTTTATCCCCTATTAGAGTGTATGCTCTTGTTGAATACGGCGGTATTCAGACTTCTACGGATAAACATGGTCTAGACAAGATGTATTCTTTAACTGTTCACTTCCATAAAAGAAGATTAACTGAAGATCAAGATCTCTATGTTCGTGAAGGAGACTTTGTTCTTTACGACGATGATTATTATGAAATTGTAACCTTAACAGAACCAAGAGAAATCTTTGGTCAAGCAGGAAAAAGCTTAGAAATTTCTGCTACATGTATTAAAGCTAGAAGAGGACTTTTTGATGCAAGTTGATGATCCAAATGTAACAGGCGACATTATAATGCCTTCAACTATTGAAAATATTGACGCCGCCATGCTTTCTTTTTTGAATGACGAGCTTAATATTTCTACTCATACAAACAAAGGTTTTAAAAAGATTCCTGTTATTTGGGTTGCAGCAGAAAGAGCAGCGCAGATTAAACAAAACAAAGACTTGCGAGATTCGGATGGTTCTATAATATATCCTATAATAACTCTAGAAAGAGCTTCTATTGTTAAAGACTTAAATAAAAAAGGCTCTGTATTTGGAAATGTCCCGCCTGTTAATGATCCCAGAAGAGGTTCTTATACAGTCGCCCGCAAAGTTCAACAAGCAAAAACTTCTGAGTTTACAAATGCATCTTCTAAAAGAAACTATAACCAGATTAATTTTAAAGTAAAAAAACAAGATAAAAGAACAGTGTATGAAACTTACACTATTCCTTTGCCAATATATGTTACAGTAAATTATGTTGTTTCTATAACTACTGAGTATCAACAACACATGAATGATGCAATAGCTCCTTTTATTACTAGACCTGGCGGAATCAACTATTTCTCACTTAGTAATCAAGGTCACAACTATGAAGGGTTTATAGATTCTGACTTCACAAGTAACAATACAGTAAACAATTTAGAGCAAAATGAAAGAAAGTTTGTAACCGACATAAACATTAGAGTTTTAGGGCACATCATAGGAGAAGGGATAAATCAAGAAACACCTAAAATAGTAAAAAGGGAAAGCGCAGTTGAGATTAGATTTCCAAGAGAACAAGTTGTGCTTGGAGACATACCGACACACATTGATGATAAAGGATTTTATCGGTCTTAAAAAGGTATTTGGTATTTTTAATAACTATTTATAGAAGAATAGAATATTCTAATCATTCTTGCTAGTACAGGAGATAAAAGGATGTCCGTTAAAAAGTATAAGTTCGTTTCACCAGGAGTTTTTCTTTCTGAAATTGATAACTCCCAACTACCAGAAGCTCCAACAGCCCAAGGACCAGTTGTTATAGGTCGCTCTGATAGAGGACCAGGCATGAGACCAGTTCAAGTAGAGTCTTTTGCAGAGTTTGTTAATGTGTTTGGAGGTCCATCGTTTTCTCCCACACAAACTGATGCTTGGAGAGCAGGTAGCATGACTGCTCCTATGTACGCAGTTTATGCTGCTCAGGCATGGTTAAAAAATAATTCACCCCTTACATTCGTTCGCCTTCTAGGAGACGAACATCCTTTGAAAGAATCAGGAGGCGAAGCCGGTTGGTTCACACGTACATCTAACGGTGCTTTTAATGGACTTGCCAATGACGGCGGCGGCGCCTACGGTCTTTTTGTTATGCCATCTAGTTCTGCTTGGATTAATGACGGATCAGATGGCAATATGGTACAACTTACTGGAGCCCTAGCGGCAGTGTGGTACTGCAACGAAGGGTATATTGCTCTCTCTGGTGCTATGGCTGGTATTGTTGACGAGCCAGGTAATGCAGCCAATTTCACATCTAGTGCTGGAGTTCTTATTCAAAGCTTGTCTGGTAAAAAAGCATTTACAGCAGAAGTTTACGATGGAACAGGAGTTGCTACTGAGAAGATTGTTTTCTCTCTAGAAAGAAACTCTTCTAACTTTATACGTGACGTTTTTAACACTTCTCCTAGTAAAACATGGACAAGAGTTTCTGATTCTACTGAAACTTATTTCTTAGGTCAAACATTTGAAAGACATTATTATGAGTCTTTTGCCATTGATGGAGTTCGTCAGGCAAACACAGTTGGTGCATACGGAGTTATCTTACCATTGAAACTTAGCGACGGTGCATCGGAACAGGGAGACTTTAGAAAGCCTTCCCAAGCTGCTGAAACAGGATGGTTTTTCTCTCAAGACTTAGCTACTGTACCTGCGACTACACTGGCTAGTCCGGTCGCAAACAGCTTTAACGCTCAAGGAATGCAAAAACTTTTCAAGCTTGTAGCTTTAGACGGCGGAACCTGGATTAATAAAAATCTTAAAGTATCTATTACTAACATCAGACAACCAAGCAACAACTCTACTTCGTTCGGAACATTTTCTGTTCAATTAAGAAGACTGATGGATACAGATGGAGCAATACAACTTGTTGAACAATTTGACAATTGTGATTTAAATCCTAACTCTCCAAATTATATTGCTAAAAAGATTGGTGATAAATACCAAGTTTGGGATACTACTAACAATAGATACACAGAATATGGAGACTACAACAATCAATCTAAGTTTGTTAGAGTAGTTATGAATGTTGATGTAACTAATCAAACTACAGATGAAAGATTGCTTCCATTTGGAGTTTATGGTCCTCCTACTCTACGAAATGTTAAGTTTGCTAGTGGCTCTTACTTAGCAACTACTGATAATATTAACAATGCTTCGGATCAAAATACATCAGGACAAGCGTGGATGCCTTACTCAGCTTCTGCTACTGACTTTCCAGGCGGTACAGCTACATGGATTGACAGTGCTGATCCTATGACATTCATCGCAATCTCTGGCAATTTTGCTTCAGGTCAGCTAGGGTTTACAGGATCTCTTAACATGCCTAGAACTTATTTGCGTGTTAGTAGTTCAGATGGTTCCCTTTCCTCTCCTAAGTCAGCTTACTTTGGAGTAGATACAACTCAAGGCGCAGAAGGCTTTTCAACTTATGATACTTCAACGCAAGATGTTTTGTATGCTCAACCTAAAGGAATCACAGACTTTACAGTCAACAGTACAAGTCCAATTGGATATAGCTGGGTGTTTACTTTGGATGATGTTTCTCGCCAAGGCGGAACCGGAACAGGTGGAGACATTACTCCAGCCGCCCTTTATGTTACTGGTTCCCGACAAGCAGGAAACTCTATTACAGCTATCTCAGGAACTTGGACTTCAGTTCTAGACGAAGGTTTTAACGCTTTTACTACTGTTTTCCAAGGTGGCTTTGATGGTCTAGACATCTACGAAAAAGAACCTTTTAACAATACTGATGCTCTATCCTCTACAGCAACAGAAACAAATAGTTACGCTTACTACAGTGTAAAGAAAGCTATTGACTCCGTTGCTGATCCTGAAGTTGTTGAGTACAATATTGCCACAATGCCTGGTATAACTAATACTAAGCTAAATGATGCTCTTATTCAACAGTGTGAGGACAGAGCAGATTCTCTAGCTATTGTTGACTTAAGCAGTGTCTATGTTCCTGCTGAAGACGCTGGTTCTTCTAACTCTTACGCTGCTATTAGGTACACTCCTAAGCAAGCTATTACAGCTTTGAAAAACCGTTCTTTAAATAGCAGCTATGGATGTGCTTATTTCCCTTGGGTACAGATTAGAGATAGTCAAAACGACAGAGTTCTTTGGGCACCGCCTTCAATCGCTGCTCTTGGTACATTCTCTAGCTCTGAAAGAAGCACACAACTTTGGTTTGCTCCTGCTGGCTTCAACAGAGGAGGACTTACAGAGGGTTCTGCTGGGATTCCTGTTGTTGGAGTAAGAGACAAGCTTACTTCAAAACAAAGAGATGACCTTTATGATGCAAACATCAATCCTATTGCTAGTTTCCCATCGGAAGGAGTGGTTATTTTTGGACAAAAAACACTTCAAGTAACGCCTTCTGCTCTTGATAGAATTAACGTAAGAAGGCTTATGATTTTTGTCAAGAA